TAAAAATATTAACAACTTAATCTAATCTTAAATTAGTAATAAAGAAGTTACATATTAATTGATAATTAAGTAGTTAATAAATTTAGGATATAAATTCAAATTTTATATAAAATCTCTATAATAAGAAATATAATAAATTCAAAAATTTGAATTCGTATGCAGATTTTATTAACAACTTAAAATAACCTTAAGAAATATTATCTTACAGATATACTATCTTAATTCTTTAAGTTTCATTTAAGTAGTTAATAAATTTAAGATACAAATTTAAATTTTATAGTTGGTTATATAATATTAAAAGAGATAAATTTAAATTTATTGATATATATTATAGAGAATTTGATTAAAAATTTGAATTTCTGATTTAGTATCTTAAATTTATTAACTACTTAATTAATTCTTAGATTATAACTTTATTATTACTAATTTAAGTTTTATTTAAGTTGTTAATAAAATAAGGATTGAAATTTAAATTTTCTATAAAATCTCTATTATATAAATCAATAAAATTAAATTTTTATTCCTTTGCTTACAGCAAAAATCTAAAAGTAAAATCATATCCTAAATTTATTAACTACTTAAACGAAACTTAAATAAAATAATTAATTATAAAAATTAAGATTAGATTAAGTAGTTAATAAAATTTGCATATCAAACTAAAAATTCAAATTCTTAATTTTCTTAAATAAATAGTAATATGAATAAGATTAAACCTATTAAATTAACTAAACTAAAGCCATTGAAACAATTGAAGGGCTTGAAGTCACTTAAGAAACTAAGAGCATCGCCTGTTACATCAAAATTGCAGGCAAGATTTAATAACAACAAAGTTTCTGAACTGAATTTTAAAGACTCAATCGCTAAAGTTAAGGATTTTCTTAAACAAAAAGCAGAGCCTACACAGAAAGTTTTAATATCAGGCAAAGTGTTAATGTATAAATACAATGCCAAAGATAAAACGCAAGTATATGATAGAACGCCTTTAACAATGGTATTATCAAAATCAAATACTTATATGCTAGGTTTAAACTTACACTGGTGTCCTTATGCAATGAGAAAAAAATTAATAGATTTTTTCATAAAGATTAATAGACCTAGAATTAAACAAGGATTAGAACCTGAATTAAATTATCATCAAGTTAAACCTGTTTTAGCAAGATTAGGATTCTATCCTGTAATAAGACTTTATATTAGAAAACGTATGTCAGCAGGTGCAATTGTTATCCCTACATCAGCACTTTATGAAGTTATAAGAATAAAATCAGAAACATTTACAGGCAAGGCTGTATCAGCAGAACAATTGTATAAAAGAGCAGTAAATCAAGGTAAGAAATCTGCACTTAAAAAAGCAGAACAAAAATCAAACGTAAAATCTATTAGAGATAAATCTAATAAGAAAAACAAATTTAAGAAAAAATAAAAAAAGGATAATATATGACAACAAGTTATGAAGCAGTTAATAATCTAGTTAATCTTATTAAAACTGATAGTATCAGTGATTTCAAAGATGAATTTAGAACTTATTTTTTTAATAAATTTAACAATAATAGTTCAATAAAATTGTTTAAACAATCATTCAATGAATTAGAAGATTTAAAGAATTCTCTTGCTAAAATAAATAAAAAATTTGGCGAATAATAAAAGTAAAAATTATATAAGGAGTAAAAATATGATTAAACCTGAAGTAAAATTTTATGATTTAGATATATTATCTAAACAGATTAAATTTAGAAAATGGATAGCCAAAGATAGGCGATTATTTAAAGAACAAGTATCTAGTGCTAATAATGACTCACTTAAAATAGGTAAAATAACTATTAATAATTTATTAATAAATTGTTTAGATACTAAATATCCTTTAAGTATAGATGAAATTAGATATATATTAATAAAAATAAGAGAAAATTCAATATCTGATGAAGTTGAATTTAATACTAAATGCGATATATGTGAAAATATCGAAACACACAAAGTTAAAATTTCAGATTTAGTTAGTATATCTTATAATCCTATTAAAGAAATAATCATTGATGACATCAATATAAAACTAGGCGAGATTAAAAATATTGATTTCTATAATACAAAAATATTAGATTCAACAAACCCTATATTAACAGATTTAATTTTAAGAATAGAATCTATTAATTCAGAAATAGATTTTACTTATGATGATTTAGTAGATTATTTTGATAATTTAGAAACTGATATACTTGATAAAATATTAGAAATTTATAATAAACATAGATTTAAATTAGATATTAAATATAGTTTTAAATGTAAAAAGTGCCTAGCACAAAATAATCAAGAATATACAGATTTGCCTGACTTTTTCCCTAGTAAATGGCTTGAAGCATAATGTTTAAACGTTTGAAATTATCTGATACAAAAGAAGTAATACTTAAAGCCTATAATACAGAATTAGAAAGAGATATATTAATATATACTTTATCTGATGAAATAGACTTAGACGGATTGTTTCAAACGTTATCCAATAATATACAATATATAAATTGTGATTACAATTCATTAAATTTAGATGAAAAATTGCTAATTTTATATAATATTAGAAGTATTAGCATAGGCGAAGTTTTTGAAATTCGTTGCAAGTGTCCTAAATGTGGCGAAATAAATGAATTAGGTATAAATGTAAGTGAAATTTACACTAAATCTAATTTAGCCCCTGATTTTAAAGGATATAAATTAAATAATATTATTGAGTCTTCTGATGATATTTCTAAATTTGTAGATTTTGACCCTGAATTACTAGAAACTAAAGAATATGACGAATTAAAAGATTATATTAATAAAAATAAATCAAAAATAGATTATATACACTCTAAAATTTGCCATAATCCGCAATGTCAATGTAACCTTAATATTAACTTAAAAGATATAAATTTAGCAGTATCGTCACTATCTGAAGACTCTTTGACTACATTTTATACATCTATTAATAAACTTGTATATGTTGGCGGATATGATTTATCAGGATTATACAAAGCATATCCATATGAACGTTCAATGTATATAGGACTACTCCAAAAAGAAATAAAAGCAGAACAAGAACGTAAAAATTCTAATAAATCTCTACTTTAAAAGATTTAATTTTTATCTAAGATAAATTATTATAAGATTAAAACTCTAAATAAAGATAAAGGTTATTTATGAATAAAAAAGATGAAATTAAAGTATTAGATGATAGAGAACACTTATTATTACGTCCGCAAATGTATATAGGTGCAGTAGATAAAACAGAAATTAATGATTTTGTTATTAATAATGATACAAATAAAGTGGAAAATAAAGTTGTTTCTATTGTTCCAGGATTGGTAAAAATTATAAATGAAATTATTGATAATAGTATAGATGTTGCGATAAAGACAAATTTTGAATATTCAAATATAATTAAAGTTAATATATCTGATACAGAAGTTTCAGTAAAAGATAATGGCACAGGTATTCCTGTAAAAGAAAATAACGGAATTTATTTGCCACGTTTATGTTGGGGTTTTGCAAGGGCAGGTTCTAATTTTAATAATGATAATAGAACTCAAATTGGTATGAACGGCGTTGGCTCTTACACATCCAACGTATTTTCAACAAAATTCACAGGTATCACAGATGACGGAACAAATCATTATGAAATTACTTTTATTGATAATGCTTCTCAATTTGATGAAAAAATATCTAAATCTAAAAAACAAGGAACAGAAGTTATATTTGAGCCTGATTTAAAAAGATTTAAATTAACTAAAATAACCGAAGAGCATAAAAATTTTATATATCAAAGACTTTTAAATTTAAGCATATGCTTTGATAAAATTACCTTTTATTTTAATGATAAAAAAATTAACACAAAGAATTTTAAACAATATATTTCAATGTTTAATGATAGTTCTGAAATCTACGAATCAGATAATATAAAAATAGGTGTATTGCCAAATGATACAGACGATTTTAAACATTTTAGTTTTGTAAATGGTCTTAAAATTCCTGATGGCGGAATTCATATTGATTTAATTTCTAATCAAATTACTAATATAATAAGAGATAAATTAATTAAAAAATATAAATCTATTAAGCCTGCCGATATTAAAAATAAATTAACATTAATTGTTTTTATATCTAATTTTCCTAATCCTAAATTTAATTCTCAGACCAAAGAGAAATTGACAAATTCACAGAAAGAATTTAATGAATTTGCAGATATAGATTATAGTTTTGTTGATAAAATTCTTAAAAATCAAGATATTATTAATCCTATAATAGATTATTTTAAGATTAAAGAAGAGTTTAAAAACAAGCAAGAACTTAAATCTGCAACTAAAGTTAAGGGTAATTTATCAGATATAGAAAAATATATACCTGCTACACATACTAAAAAATATCTCTTTATTTCAGAAGGGGATTCTGCAAGTGGTGCAATATCAAGTATTATAGGTCGTAAAGAATCAGGATATTATACACTAAAAGGCAAGCCGTTAAATGCTTATGATAGGTCAAGTTCTGAATTTGCTAAGAATACTGAATTAACAGATTTATTTAATATTATTAAGGCTGAAGATTATCAATATATTGTGTCTGCAACAGACCAAGACTTAGACGGAATTCATATTACTACATTATTAGCAGGATTTATTGAAAAATATTTACCTGATTATAAAAATAGATTTTGTAAGATTAATACACCTATTAAATCTGTATTAAAAAATAAACTTCCTATACGTTGGATATATTCATTAAATGAGAACCTAGAATACTCAAATTCAGACCACGTTAAATATTATAAAGGTTTGGGTAATTGGACTAAAGAAACATTATCTGTTGTATTAAATAAAGACGGACTAGATAAGATGATTGTTAAATTTGATTTCGATGACCCTGAAATTATAAATGATTTTCTAAGTTCTGAAGAGTCTGATAAACGTAAAGAATACATTAGAAATAATGAATTTAGTATAGCAACACTGTAATATAATTTAAGTTTAAATTTATTTGTTTATAAGTTTAATTTAAGTGATATAGTGTTATAATTCTCTTATATTTAAAAACAAGACTTCAAAGGAGAACAGAATGAAAAAGATAGTCTTAGAAAATGCACCAGAGATTAAAACTAAGGTGTTACAAAAAGTAACATTTGGTGACACAGAGTGTCTATTTGTTGAAGCAGGCACACAATATATACTGCTTACAATAAAGAACAATAATCAATCAACAATGTATGCTGATAATAAAACACAAGACGGATTTAAAAATTGTCTAAAAGAATTTTATAACCTTAGAAATTACGTAAGAAAATCAAAGGGATTATAAATTTATTAGAAAGGGTATATAATAATTTATACCCTTTTATTATTTTCACTTAATATTCACATCTACCTTTTCTAAATTAATAATACTTTAAATAAAAAATAGTATAATTCTATAAATTTAAATTTTACAAATTCATAGATTTTCCTTAGATAATTGATAATTTTTATCATTAAAGAATTTAAGTCTATCAAAGTTTATGTAAATATAATTACACTCAAAAATTTATGACAAAAGGAAATACAAAATGCTTACAGATTTGCAAATTCAAGAGAAGAAAGACTACATCGAACAATATATAAGTGCTAAGAATTCGGCAGATGGTTCAAAACACGACGCAAATGCAAATGTTACTAATAAAAATATAGCAACACTATCAGCAGAATTATTTAAGGATTATACAAGACAACTTAAGATTTCATTAATTCAAGATAGAATAAGAGCAAGATTCGATGATGATTTGGCAAAAGAATTTAAAAGACAATTAGACGCAGGCGAAGTATATTTAAATGACTCAACAGGATTATCAATATATTGTAATGCTATATCTTTATATCCTTTTTTATTAAACGGATTAAAAGATTTAGGTGGCGAGTGTGACGCACCAAAACACCTAAGTTCATTTTGTGGTGGATATGTAAATTTAGTTTATGCAATTTCAGCACAACAATCAGGTGCTTTAGCGTCAGTCGGCTTCTTAATGTGTTTTGATTATTTTGCAAGAAAAGATTATGGCGATAATTATTTAGAAACAGCAAAAGATAAGATAACTGCTGAACTTCAAGGCGTAGTATATAGTATTAATCAGCCTGCAGGTTCAAGGGGATATCAATCAAACTTTTTAAATTGGACTATATTTGATAAGTATTATTTTAATGCTTTATATGAGAATTTTGTATTTCCTGATATGACTAAACCTGATTATGAGAGTGTTAATAAACTTCAAAAATTCTTTATGAAATGGTTTAATAAAGAAAGAACTAAACATATATTAACATTTCCTGTAATTACTGCAAGCGTATTAAATAACGGCGAAAAATTACTTGATAAAGATTTTCAAGATTTTATCGCTGAAGAATTAGCGGAAGGTAATTCATTTTTTATATATAATGATACAAATGCTTCTTCGTTGAGTTCGTGCTGTCGCCTCAAAAATTCGATAGAAGACCAAATAAATGAGTTTTCATTTACGCTTGGAGCAGGTGGCGAAATGACAGGCTCAAAAAACGTAATGACTATTAACTTAAACAGACTTATACAAGATAAGAGAGATTTAAGAACAGAAGTTGATAAAGTTCATAAATATCAAGTTTCGGTAAATGATTATTTTACTGATTTATATAATAAAGATATGTTACCTGTATTTAAAGCAGGTTATAATTCGCTTGATAAGCAATTCTTAACAATAGGTATTAATGGTATTGTTGAAGGTGCAGAATATTTAGGATATACAATATCTAATAATCCTGAATATATGAAATTTATTTCTGATACACTTAAGATAATATCAGATATTAATAAAGAGAATTCTAAAAAATATAACGTTAAATTTAACACTGAATTTATACCTGGTGAAAATGTTGCAGTAGTATTTGCAAAGAAAGATAAAGCAGACGGATATAAAGTAACTAGAGATTGTTATAGTTCTTATATTTACGCCCCTGAAGATGAAAATATTTCAATACTAGATAAATTTGAGATGATGGGTGGTAAATCAACAGAATATTTAGACGGCGGTTCAGCGTATCACTGCAATTTAGATGATTATCCTAGTAAAGAGCAATTTATTAAACTCTTAGAAATTTCATCTAAAACTAAATGTAAGTATTTTTGTTTTAATATTAAGATAACTATATGTAATGATTGTGGTAATATAGATAAGAAAACATTAACCGAATGTCCTAAATGTGGAAGTAAGAATATAGATTATGGCACTAGAATTATTGGATATCTAAAAAGAATTTCTAATTTTTCTACACCTAGACAAAAAGAACACGCTTTAAGATATTATTCAAAAGAAAAATAGAGAAATAGTAAGTGTTATATTACTCATATAATCAAATTGTATTACAAGAAGTTCCTGATGAAATTTCATTGGGAATTTCTATTTCAGGTTGTCCTTTAAAATGTAAAGGTTGCCATAGTTCTGAAACTTGGAATCCTAATTTTGGCAAACAATTAACTGAAACTGAATTTAATCAATTATTAAGTAAAAATCCATTTATTACTTGTGTTTGTTTCTTTGGTGGCGAGTGGAATTCAGAATATTTAATTAAATTGATTAAAATTGCTAAATCTAAAAATCTTAAAATATGCTTATATACAGGATTAGAATTAGATGACTTACCTAAAGAATTAATACAAGAATTAGATTATGTTAAAACAGGCAGATATATTGAAGAATTAGGTGGTTTAAAATCGCCTAATACAAATCAGAAATTTATTAAATTAAATAATTCTAGTGATTTACAATAAATTTACATTTATAAATATACACTTCAAGATTTAAACTACATTTAAAGTTAAATTGCTATAATTCTAAATATTTTATATAAGGAGCATAAGATGTTTGAAGAGTTTAGAGAAAAGAAATTGATTGAAATAGGTAAGGATTATAAGTTTATAATAGAACATATACTTCCTGATATTTTTGTTAAACAGCCTAATTCTAATGAAGTTTATATAAAATCTGTATTTATGAAAAAAGACAAAACAAAAAAGTATAAACTTCTTAAAAAATTAGACTTAATTATTGAAGATTCAGGCAGAATTTATCTTACAGATAAATCTTACAGAATGATTATTGATACGTTTCAATCTGAATCTAAAGAAATAAATCTTACAAATTTTTTAGCAGATATAATTAATAAGTCAATAAATAAAGAATTGTTTTTGAGAATTCTTGATACGTGTGAATATTAATAATTCTAATACCTAGCCACTTTATTTAATAGATAAATACATTTAATTAAATATATTTAATAAGGTTAATATAGTGGCAAATACAGGTATTATTCAAAGAAGAGAAAAGAAAGATTACTTTTATACCGATGAAACAAAACCTTTACAAGGCGAAATTGTTTATGCTATTGATACTGATGAATTTGGAACAATAAATTCAAATGGCGATATAGAGTGGATTCCACGTAAAGGTCTTGTAACATCAGTAGCACATAAAAATGGCGATGTAGAATTAGATAAAACAGATGTAGGCTTAGACCAAGTCGATAATACTTCAGACTTTGATAAACCTGTATCTAATGCAACATTAAAACTACACCTAGAACATTCAACAGATACAAAAAATCCACATAAAGTTAATAAATTTCAAGTAGGATTAGGTAATGTTGATAATACAGCAGATATTGATAAACCTGTTTCAAATTTAACTAAGCAAGAACTTCAAAAATTAGATGATAAAAAGGTCAATAATTCAAAAGTTTTAACAGATGTTCCTGAAAATGCTAAATTTACAGATACTACATATTCTATTCAAGACGGCGAATTATCTGAATTTAACTTTAATCTAGCAAGAAAAGATAAATTAGACAATTTAGAACATTCTAATTATGTATTAGGAACTCCTGCATTATCAGTTGAAGGTAGAGAAATTAAATTAACACGTGGCGACGGAACTTTTGAAACAATCCAAACACAAGATACAATTTATAATGATAGATATGTATTAGAGCAACTAGAAAATCTTAAAAACACTAAATTAGATAATACAATAATACCTGCTAATGCTAAATTTACAGATACTATTTATGATGATACAGAATTAAGAAATAAAATTAATGATTTAAACACAGAAGATTTAAATATTAAAAATACTATTAATACTGAAAATACTAAATTAAAATCAGAAATTAAAAAGGTTAAAGACGAATCATTACCTTTACACGGCAAAGCAGACGATTCTAAACTTTTAAATGGTAAAAAAGTTAAATCTGATTATAGTATTAATGATGATGAAAGTCCTGCTAGTATTACAGCAGTTAGAGAAGTTTATTTAAATTCAGAGAATAAATTAGCAAAATCTGATATTATAGATGATTTAACAACAGGTGGTTCAAATAAAGCACTATCAGCAGAACAAGGTAAAGCATTAAATGAATTAGTTAAAAACATATCAAAAGTTTTATCAACAAGTTCTAATGATATACAAGCAATAAAAGATGTTATAGAATTAGTTAAAAATAATAAAAAATTACTAGAAAATCTTAAAATAGATTCTATTTTAGGTCTTAAAGAAGCATTAAATTCTAAACTTAATATATCTGATTTAACAGGAACTAAAGTATTAGATTTGTTAAATTCAAATACAGTAAATACAAATCTTAATGCTGATAAATTAGACGGCAAAGATTCATCAGAATTCAATCAAGTAATTGGTGTTGATTATAGTTATCAAAAAGCAAATGTAGGTTCAAATGAACCTGAAAAATATCCATTTGTTACAAATTTAGTATCTGATAAGGGTGTAATTAAAAATGTAAATATTCGTGAATATAGTATATCAGATATTAAATCAGATTTTGGTGTTGATAGGGTTGATAACACTTCAGACTTAGAAAAACCTGTATCAACAGCAGTTCAAGCAAAATTAAATGAAATTAATAATAAAATATCTAATATAGGCAATTTAACAAATGTAATGAGTTATAAGACTATTACAAATATTACAGAATTAGCAGGTGCAAAACCTGGATTATATAAAATTTCAAGAACTAATTATAGTATAGCAGGACAAACATTCACAGATGATTATATTTTAAAATTATCTGATACTGATAAATTACATATATTGGTTGATTAAGGATTATTTAAATGGGTAAAATTTTAATAGAAAAATCAGGTATATTTACCGAAATATCAGGTGGAACACAAGACACACCACAACAACTACTTGCTAAAATTTTAACAGTTGATGGTAAAGGTTCAGGTTTAGACGCAGATTTATTAGGTGGTGTTAATTATTCTCAATATGCACTTAAGAAAGATTATTATGATAGAAATATTATTAATACAGAATTATCTAAGAAATTAAATATTAGTGATTATAACAATGAAAAATCAACTTTTGCATTAAAATCTGAAGTATCAAATTCTAATAAACCTGTATATGTTGTATCAGATACAGAGCCAACTGATAAAAATGTATTTTGGATTAAAGATGAAGAAGACCCAACAGATATTATAGGCAAATCAATTGAAGATTTAAAAAAATATAATGATTCTAATTATAATAAAATTGAAACTTTACAAAATCAAATTCAAGAATTAAAAAAACTATTAAATAAACAAGGTTCAGGCACTCCAAATTCTGCAAGTGATTCAACTACATTATCACAGCCTAGACCAAATTTGTTAATTAATGGAGATTTTAGTTTTTGTAGGACTGCATTTATTAATGATAATATAATCGAAAGTAATGCAAATAATATTTATTATAGTGAATTTTCAACAACCTTTTCTTTTTATAATGGATATAGAGGTATTGATGGGTGGAATATGGGATTTAATGAATGGGGTTCAATTAATGCCATAAATTGTTCTATTGCAAAAAATAGAGATGATGAAACAGATAATGATGTTATTTTAACACCAAAATATTTAAAAATAAATTCTATTTCTATCAATAAAAAAGAAAAAATAATTTTATATCAAAATTTACTTCACTTAAATAATATTTTATCACAACAAAAAGAAAATAATTTAGATTTAGTGATTTCAGGTATAATTAAGCAAAAAGATTTAGATTTTGATTATAATATATATTTATTGTATAATTATGATTATACATCAAAAACATTTACTGAATCTGAAAGAGTTAAACTAGATAAAGAATATGTTGATAATACAGGAAAAACACCAATAAAAATTAACTATAATGTTTTTGAAAATATAAATTTAAAAATAAAAAATAATTCTGCTTATTATTTAAATTTAGTAATTGAAATTACACCAAAGGACAATACAAATAAATTTTCAAAAACAAATACAAATAATCCTATTTGTATAGGCAATTTAAAACTTGAAGTAATAAAGAAAAATGAAGATAAAACACCAACATTGTTTAGTTATTATAATAATTCATATGCTGACGATGATATTGCTTCATCAAGATATTGGGTTTCATTTAAGGGAAAATATTATTCACATTTATGTTCTGATAATAAACATAGAATAACTTTATTTTTTAAAAATGAATTTTATGGCGGTGGTGGATATTATTCACAAGGTTCAACATTATATACAACTGAAAATGTTACAAAATATTCTGTTACTCTTATGGGTAATAGCCCATTTGCAATAAATGATTATTTTTTAATAGGCACAATAGTTTCTGAAAATACACATCAATATTTAAAAAAAGCAAACAATTGGAATTAAGGATTAAATAAATGAATAAAATTAAATATTATAATAAAGATACTTTAAGATGGGAAAATATTGATACAAAATTATATGAAAAACATCTATATGTAGTAAGAAGAACAGATAGTCCATTTGGTAAAATTAAAAAACTACCATTTAATTCAAGAACACGTGGAACATCATTTTCAGTAGCACTTACAGAATCAAATGAATTAATTTTTTGGGGTCATCAAGAAGTAGGCAGTTTAGAAATCACAAAACCTAATATGCACGTTACACCATTTATTAAAGTTCCACTTGATGTTTTAAAAGAATTTGGTGAATCTTATAATGCTATTTCTCAAATTGATATAGAACAAGATACAATTTATCTAATTTGTAATAATAATTTATATGCAATAGGTTATAATAGTAATTATAGAACTACTTTTGAATCTAAAACTGCACTAGGTATAACTGCTTATAAATTAGCAGAAAATGTCCGCAATTATTCAAGAACTTCATTAGGAAAAGAACGTTCTAATACAAATATGCTGATAGTTCATAATGACGGAACATTATCAGGATATGGCATAAATTCATATGGTTCATTAGGATTAGGACACTCAAACGAAGTTAAAGTTACAACTAAAATTCCTACTACATTTTTAGAAGCAGGCGATAAAATAGTAAGTGCAAATGCAGTTACAGGTTGTTCTTATGTTCTTACAGAAAAAGGTAATATCTATTCTTGTGGTTATAATGCTTATGGCAACTTAGGTCTAGGACATAAAAATAATTCAACAACATTTCAAAAAGTTCAAATACCAAACAATGATAAAATTAGTCAATTTGAAGTTTCGCCAAGTTTTAATTATAATGGAACTGCTTTTTTTACATATAAATGTGTTGCATTTAGTTCAAATAAAAAAATATATACGTGGGGAGCAGGAATTTATGGAACAGGATTTAATAATAGAAATGATATTTTAACACCTAAACAATTAACAAAAACAGATTTTAATTATGATATTGATAATGACCCTATTGTTAATTTTTATAATTTTTTCTATTCTAATACTACATTTTTTGTTACACAATCAGGTAAATTGTTTGGTGTTGGATTCAATCATTTCGGACAATTAGGACTAGAAGTTAAAACAATTAACGGACAACAACAATATGATACAATTCAACAAATTCCATTAAATGAAAATCTTGAAGTTAAAGAAGTATGGTCTATATGCGGCGAAGATGGATTATTTTTTCAAGGAACGTTAATATTAGTAAAAGATAAAAGAACAGGTAGTTTTTATTTTTACTCAACAGGATATAATCAAAACGGACAATTAGGTTTAGGCGATTGTGTAAATAGGTCAAAATTTGAAAAAATAGATTTAGAAATGACCGAAGAATTTGATTATGGTTTATCAATGGTATCAATTAATGGATTTGAATCTAAAATTTATATTCAAGTTTTGTTTAATAATGGTAGATTGTTTGGTTGGGGAAATAATGAATACGGACAATTAACAGGAAACTGCGTCACATTTGATAGAATTACAAGACCAATGCCTATTTTAGGATTAGTAAATTCTGCACCTGATGATAGTTTAGTAAAAGAAAAAACAATAGAAACATTAAGAAATAAAATTACAGCATTAGAAATTCAATTAAATAATATTAAAGGTTCTTTAGATGATTATTATGATTTTGATATGCCTAATAATTCATTAACATTTAAACCTAATGTTAAAATCAAAGGAACATTACAAAAAGACAATTCAGCAATAGGCGTCCTTGACGAAGATTATATTACATCTAAATATTTTGGCGAGCAGTTTTCTATACAATTTATGACACAAATGTCAATGATTTCAGGTGGAAGTGTTAATAATTTAGTTCTAAAAAATCAATCATATACATCGCCTGCATATACTTTTACTGATAAAACAAATAGTGTATCTTTAGGAATTACTGATTTAAATAAACAATTTAATAACTTTGTAATTACATTTACAGATACACCTAATAAACTTATTATAGATACACCAACAATAGGACAATCAGGAATTATTAAAGTTATAAATGCTAAAAAGATTAATGGATATGATTCTAATATAAAATCAACTATTACATTGCCTGTATTAGATAAGTTAAATGATACAGAATATTTTAGTTATTATGTATTTTCAGAATCTGAAATATTAGTTTCAAGAATTTAGAAAAATGATAATATTAAGTATTATAAGTGTTTTAATATTGATAATAATTGCAATTTTAATAGTAAAATATATAAGAAAACATAAAAACAAGAAAAACAATAAAAAGATTAACAAGGAAAATAAGGACAAAAATATGATTTATGGATTTATGAAAAGACCTGCTGAAGAAGGGACAATCCATTACTTAAATTTACAAAATATCAACGTAAAGTGTTGAGTTCAATGACTAAATTATATGGTGGTGGCGAACCTATTGCAGATTATCTTAATGAGTTTAGAAATCTTTGCTTAAATGATATAAACAAAACAGCCATTGAAAAGATTAAAAAAGAAGATAAAACATTTTTAAGTTTTGGTAGAAATACTGAACCCTTTGCTGAAGTGACTACTTCAGGCAAGAACGGACAATTATGCCTTTTAGTTAAATGGTTAGATTTTTTTGATTATATGTCTGAAATTAATTATAATGCAGATGATGATAATTTACCTGATTTTGATGTTTTAACAGAACAAGAAAGAAATTGGTATCAAGAGTTTAGATTACAAAGACGAACTGACACCAATAATGAAGTTGTTTGTGAATATTATAATAATAAACCTATTATATATGGTCCTAAAAGTTTTTATGATTATAAAGAAGTTTATCTTGGTGTAACTGAAACAAAAGGATATGAAAGATATATTTTTCTTGCATTAGACCCTGAATTTAAAAAAATAATTTTATATATATCTATAATAACGCCTGAATATACGAGTCCTTTTACAGGAAGAGTAGGATTGGGTTATAAAATAGGAAGATATTTAGACCCTGTTGTATATAAAAATTCAAATATTAAGCCATATTTACGATATACAGAAGAAGAAAAGAAATTAATAGATAATATGAAAGGGACTCTTCGATGGAATTCAATATTTGCTAGAATTATCAATTCTACTTCATTTCCTTGTATATATACAGAAAATGGAAAAAATTATGAATTTTATGGGTCTATTAATAATCCTACAAAAGCCGATAGAAGTAAAAAAGTATTGTTATACCTAGATAAATTAAGACTTAAACCGTTTGTAACAGCAGAATTGCGTTATGTAGATGATAAAAATTTTAACCTTGCACTAGATAGATGGTTATTATAAATCTATATTTAATAATCCTTTAAGCAATCAAACATTATAATTCAGCCAAACAATATATTAAAAGGAATACAAAATGGCTGAACTATCAATGTTATCAAATCAAATTCAAAATTATGATAATATAGTAAATCTTAATATTGGATTTACTAAATCTACAAAAACTATATCAAAATCAAGAGTTGATATATATTCTTACAGATATACAGATTTTAATAATTTCAAAATTCATAACGCTTATGAATTACGTGGAAGTTCAGTTGTTTATCAAAATAATAAACCTTTAAGATTTTACTATTCTGTTCCTAAGTTTTTCAACTTAAATCAAACTGAAGAAACACAATTAAATATCATTAAAACTAAAAAAATATCAAAAATTTATGAAAAATTAGACGGCTCTTTAATTCAATTTTTAAGACTTCCAAATGGCGATATAGTTGCTAAATCTAAAACTTCATTTGAAACTTCACAAGCATTAGAAGCACAAAGAATATATCTTAATACGCCTGAATTATTTGATTTTATTAATAAAAATGTAGATAATTATAATTTATTATTTGAATATATCTCTTATAATAATCAAATAGTTGTTAATTATAATGTAGATACATTAAGATTAATTCAAGTTAGAGATTTAGAAGGTAAATTTGTAGATTTGAATGATATTGATTTAGACCCTAAATTTATAGTTAAATCTGTAAATTTAACATTAGACGAAATCTTAGATATAGTTGAAAATTCAACTGATGATATTGAAGGATTTGTTGTATATTTTACAGATTCAACAATAGTTAAATTTAAGACCCTAGAATATCTAAGAAAGCATAAATTATTAACTAATAATCCAACTAAGAAAGAATTAGTTAATATGATTATTAATGAAACTATTGACGATTATATAGCAAATTTACAAGGAACTAAATATAATGCTATTTCAGAATTTAATTCTGAAGTAATAGAAAAAATAAATTATTATCAAAAATATATAAAAGAATTTGATTATTCTTTAGATAGAAAATCATTTGCTATTCAAAACAGAAATAATCCTGATTTTAGTTTATTAATGAGATGTTACGGCGTTACTGATGATAATCAAATAGAATCAGAGATTTTAAAATATATTGAGCGTAATGCAGATAGTCTGTTTGAGTTGAAATTTAATCAGGATATGGCAGAATTAGATGATTGATATAATTTAAGTTTAGATTAATAATTCTCTAAGTTGTTCTTAAGTATTTTAATGTTATAATTCTCACATAACAAAGGAAAACAAGGAACAAAAGATGAAAATAGTTACAGAACTACCAAAAGAACTAGCAGAGTTTGAAGCAATTTATAGAGAATTGCTAATCAAAGAAACTTTAGAATTAGTTGCAGATATTAGAGAAGAATATAATACATTAAAAGCAGAAATCCAAGCAAAACAATGGAAATAACAGGTTATCTTATAGACAAATACAACAAATCTATAATAGATGAAGTTATAAGATTTAGAAGTAATAATCAATTTTTTATAGATAAATGCACTAAACAATCATTAACTCTATTTACAAATCTTTTAAATAAAGTTTCATCTTCAATAGAAGCCTATATCATCAAAACATCAGAACACGATAGAAAAATCGGCGAACATCTTGTAAAAATTTGTTGTTTTGATAATCCTGATGATTTAAACGGACACTTCAGGGACTTAAATTCTTGGATAAAACCTAAGCAAGGATATACATTAAAACAAGGTAAAATAACTTTTGATTTACTTTACGAATTGTTATGGAATGGTTGGTTAGATTCAGGCAATAAAATAAAAGAAATTGCTTTAGAACTCAAAAATAAACAATACAAAAAAGTTAAATTATATGATAATATTGATTATGATATATTATATGATGAAATTGTTAAAGTTATGACTAAGGTTGTTAATGATATGCTAGAGAAAAAATTTAATGATATTAGAGATTATTTAAATCCTGATGATTTCGTAAAATATCACGATTAAGGAGTTAAGATGGGAAGTATGGGTGTTTTTGAAAAATTAATGATTTCTGGGATGGTATTTGTCTTTGGCTTGATTGTTTATGTTATTTTTATTGTTTATAATACAGAAAATATAACAATTAATGGAATTACATATTATTGTGAAGATAATTATTCATATTATTATGAAGATTTAGGCACAACATCAACATCATTTATACCTATTTTTAATGGTAAAACAACAATGTTAATGCCTACAACTAAACACGATACGATAAAAAGAACTTTAGATTATAATATTTGTAAAACTCAAAATATACAAAGGGATAGATAATATGAGTATTAAAGATTATATAATATCTAAAATTATAAGATTAAAAATAGTTAAAGATTTGCACGAGAAATCTAAAATTTTAGATTTAATTGAAAAAGATTCAAGAAATCTATTACCAAACACAATAGAATTGTTATATGCAAATCCTGATAGTTTAACAAAAACAGATTTAATGTATAATAAAATGAAAATTCTTAAGAATTTAACATCACATATTTACAGAGCCGAAAGAATTAATTTTAAAATTACAGAAGATTTGCTATTTAAAACTATTATCAATTATAGTTCAGAAAGAGAAGTTTTTAATTTTTTATGTAATATGCTAAAGGAAAGGCATAAAGATGATTTTGATTTATCTGTAAGTTCTGATGATATAAGAAAAGAAGTTTATAAAAGAATTCGTCAAATCTGTAAGTTAGTTTTAAGAAAAGACTTAGTATAATTCTATTTTAAAGAAAGGATATAGGTGTTACGATGAAAACAGAACTTTATAATCAAATACTTACAGCAATGAAAAACATTGTTTATAGTGAATTAAATCAAGATAATCTTTATGATTTACTACAAGATAATCACGGAATTGATAATCCTTATCATCAAGAAGGTTCATTTTTAACACACCTTAATCTAGTTAAAGAGCAAGCAGAGTTATTATATCCTGATGATGAAATTCTACATATTGCTTGTTTCTTGCACGATGTCGGTAAGCCATTTTGCAAAGTTTATGAACCTGAATCAGGTAAAACATATTTTAGGGGTCACGAATCTTATTCAGTATTTGTAGCATATGATGTAATTAAATATTTGATTAATAATTTTAACTTTGAAATTTCAAGATTTGATTTATTAAGAATATTATCATTAATTCAAAGACACGCAGACCCTTATTCATTAGGAATTAAAAAATTAGTATCAAGATATACACGTGCTGAATATAATGATTTAGTTAAAATTCATAGATGTGATTCACTTGGCAGAACACCTGCAAAAGACCCTATAATTCACGATATTAATTTATTTAAAGAGAGTTTTGAAGTTAGTCCTAAATTTGATAATAAAATACTTTATATGATAGGAATACCAAATTCAGGCAAATCAACATATATCAAAGAATTGACTAAATTTAACAACTTTAAAATATTGTCAAGAGATGATATTATAATGAATTTATCTAATACAGATGATTATAATAAAGCATTTGATGATGTTAATCAAGATTTGGTAGATTTAGAATATAATAAATTATATAATCTGTATATGCAAAATAAAGAGAATTTTATTATAGATAAAACAAATACAACATATAAAACAAGAAATAAAAATATTAAAGAATTTAATTCACATAAAATAGGTATTTGTTTTTGCATAGGATTAAGTGAAATTCTTAAAAGAAATAATTTAAGAACAAATAAAAAACTTAATATTAATGTAATAAATAAATTTATGACGCAGTTTCAATTTCCATATAGCAATGAATTTGAAACTATTTATTATGTATTCGAGTAGTTTGAGCAATAGGAGTAAATATGCAACTAGAATCTAAAATTAATGATTTAGCAGTTATTGTTACTATATTAATGGAGTCTTCAGATGATAGACTTACTATTAATATATTTAAAAAACATAATAAAGAGTTTTTATTAAGTTTAACAGATTATAAACACAATTTAAATAAATATTTTGATACACCTATATTTTAAAAGTTCTAAGGTTTAAAAATTGCCTGATAATACCACCAATACTGATAACACAACTAAAGGCTATATCGGATTTACAGGAAATCATTTATTGCTTAAAAATCTAGCAAATCTTGATAATCCTGAATCCGCTCACAGATACCACACTTTAGAAGAAACTGAATTTAAGTATGACTTAAGTATTAATAAATCAAGCAATATAGAAATAGCAAAAGTTTTCTTAGATGATGGATTTCCTAATGGATTAACAGTTAATAATGATTTAAATTTACGTGGATTTATTAAATCTTTTAACGAGCAAATAGAACCTGTAACTATTAATGAACGAGAACAACTTAAATTTAGTGGTGCTAATTTTTATAAAAATGGTAGATATGCAGGATATGAATATTGTTTTAAGTTTAGTGTAAATATACTCTTTAGAATTAAATTAGAGCGTATTGTAAGCAATTCAGGTTCAACAGGTAGTAATACATCAGGCACACAAGGTTCAACTTATACAGGCAACGAGAAGCCTGAATTTAAGTATAAGCAATTAGAACAATTATTTCCCTATCAGTTGCAGAATATCACAAGAGATATAAAGGGTAATGATTTTGATAGAGCCGATAAAACAGGTAGATTGGTAGGAAATATTATATTTTTGCCTAATTATGCAGGCACTGATATTAATATCCCTAACAATAAATTATATCTTAAATATAAATTCTTTGATATTTCAGAAACCCCTAATTATTATCCAAAAAATAAAATTTTATTAGAATATTTTAAGAATTCAGATTTTAAATATTGTGATTTTAATCAATATTTCAAAAATCAAGAATTATCAGGAATTACGCATTTTCATCAAAATTACGATAAAATTGATACTATTCCTAGTTGGTTTGGTAACACTGATGAAACACAAAGAATTTTCTATTCAGGCAGACCACCTAAAGAGCGTGTGATTAATTATCAAGATTTAATCAATGAAGGTTCAGGAATTATAACTGATATAGGATATTTCAATAAAGATAAAACAGATGATTTATATTATTTTGGTTTATTAAAAAAATCTTTTCTTATATTATTAATAAGAAATAATAATATTGATACTGCTATTTTTACCTTTGACTATTTAAGCAAATTTAGTCCATTTAATATTAAAAGACAACCTATTACTGATTATGATACTATCAGAACAAAACGACCAAAATTAAGAGATTTATCACGTTGGATAAACTTTAGAGATACACCTAGATTATAAAATTTAGTCCTTAGTTGTTTAGAGTTAAAAAATCTTTAATTTAATTTTAAGATTTATTATATATAATAGTGAAATGAATCAAAGGAGTTTAAAATGAAATGGGCTGATTATTTATTAAATAAAATTACAGAAACAGATTTGTTTGAAATGGCTTATGAAAGAAAAGTCATAATAGATAAATGTAGGGATTTATCATCACAAATTTGTTTTCATATAGTCAAATTAACTTGCTTTAAAAATCCTAATGATGTAAGGGGACATTTAAAATCATTAAATGGTTGGCTAGATGATATCTACATACAAAGATTAAAAACATCCAAGAAAAATAAAAGATTATCAAAAGACGTGTATTATGATGAAATATGGTTTAAAAGAGTTGATGATTATGCACAATTAGAATATATTGCACAATATATAAAAGAACGTTATTATAAAAATGTAGAGTTAAGAGATGTGGATTATAGTGATTTATATGATAAATTGTGTGAGATGATGGATAAACTTTGTTTTGATATGGAACATAACACACTTAAACTTTTTGAATATTACTTAAATGAGTATAAAATTGAATACAAATAAAGTAAGTAAAGAGATTTAAAATGTTAAAGTTAATTGATAATACAATAATCAATACCAATTCTATTGTTAAGGTTTATTTTAATGAATCAAAATATTTGTGTATTTCTGATAATACAAATCAGACAATAACTTTTATATTGAAAAATCCTATTGATAAAGAAGATGAAAAAGACGCAATGAGATTAATATTTAATCAAATTCAAGATAATAATCTTTTTGAAATAAATATTGATAAAATTATGAATGTTTTTGATGTAAGTAGGGATATTGATTAATGCCACCTGTTGCTAGACTTCACGATATTTGTAGCGGACACGATTCTTTTATACCTAGTCCTGTAATTCAAGGGTCTGATAATGTTATTACAAATAATTTACCAACATTTAGAAAAACAGACGCAGTTCAGCCACATCCTAGTCCTAGTCCAAGTCCGCCACACCCTAGATTTGGCAAAGCAGGTTCAGAAACTGTATTTGTTAATAATTTGGATATTATGAGAATAGGGGATGAAATTTCTTGTGGTGGTCAAGTAATTACGTCCAGCCCCAATGTTATTGCAGGCGGATAATATTAATTAAGGAGCAAAATTGAGTGTAGCAGGAACAATTACAAAATTAAATAAAGCAAAACAAAATAAAAATGATGAATTTTATACAAGATATGAAGATATAGAAAATTTTATAAATCAATATCAAGAACATCTTAAAGATAAAGTTATATATTGTAATTGTGATGACCCTAGTTTCAGCAACTTCTATAAATTTTTTAAGATTAACTTTACAAAGTTAGGTTTAAAAAGATTAATATCAACATATAAATCTGATGAACCTTATAGATATGATTATGATGGAATTAATGAGATTAAAACGCCTATTGAATCAGGTTTATTTGAATACAATTCAGATATAATTAATGAATTTAAAGACAATATAATAATAGTAACTAATCCACCATTTTCATTAATGAGATTATATATTAATTTCATAATGAATTTAGATGTTAAATTTATAATTATTGCTCCTGTAACTATAATTTCATCTGTTGAAATATTTGATTATTTTAAGCAAAAGAAAATTTTGGCTTTAAATCGTGATATATTTAGAAAATTTATTACACCTGATAATAAAATTGCAGAAGCAAATTCTAATTTCTTTGGTAATATAGAACCTAAAATTCCTTATTATAAATTTACTAAGACTTATAACAATAAAGATTATCAAAAATATGTTAATTCTGATTGTTTATATGTTAATAAAACTGAAAATATCCCTTATGATTATAAAGGATATATGGCAGTTCCTTTGTCTGCTTTATATATTTTAAATAAAAATCAATACAATATTATTGCAAGCACTAATTGCAGAAATATTTTTAATGAAATAATTGTAGAAGGAAATCAATATAAAATATCAAATTCAATAAAAACACCGACAAAAGCATTATCTAAAAGATATTTTATAGAATTACCTGAAAATCAAATTCCTAAATCTAATTATTATATAATAGAAAATAACGATAAATTTAAAGATAAGAAATTTATAATACCATTTACAAAGATTATAATACAATTAAAACACTAAAAATTTTTTAAATAAATAGTCTTATGAGTAATAAGACAGATTTAAACAATACTATCGGAATGTCAAACGACACCTATAATAACCTAAAGAATATTATTGCATATAGAGAATCAGGGGGAAATCAATATTCAGTAAATAATTTAGGTTTTATGGGAAAGTATCAATTTGGTGCAGAAGCACTTGCTGATACAGGATTTATAGATAAATCAAAACTTCCTAAAAAAGGTCAAAGATATAGCGGTTGGCAAAATGACTTCTTAGCAGATGATAGCAATTGGACTATTAAAGGCGGTAAGCAAGCATTTTTAAATAATGTTGATTATCAAGAACAAGCAATGGATAAATTGCTTAAATCTAACTATAATCAAATTTCTAAAGGTATTGGATTTACTGACGAAAAAGACCTAAGTGGCAAATTAATGGCTTCACACTTAGGCGGATATGGAAATACTAAAAAACTTTTCTTAGAAGGTAAAGGTTTTAAAGACGCTTACGGAACTGATATAATGCAATATTATAAATTAGGTTCAAAAGCAGGCTCAAACGATGAAACTTTATCCTATTTACCTAAAAAGTTTCAAGGAAAAATAGCAAATCCTGAATTTTCTAATACATATATAGCAGATAATAAATCAACTATTCCTACTGCACCTATTGGCGATAATATAAATGAAAAAGAATCTTTGGCAGATACAGGAAATGTATTTACTAATATAGGCAATTCTGTATCAAATTTTTTATTTGGTTCAAAAGGTTCAGGTGGATTTAATTCGGAATCTATGCAAACTTTATTAATGGGTGGTGGATTATTAGCAAGCGGTATATCAGGCTTTTTTGGTCTTAATACACCTATGATAGATGATGATGAAATTGAAGATGATGAAGACGATGAAACACCTACCAAATCAAGAAATGAAGATAACAATCAAAACTATGAAGAAAATAATAAACAATCAAATTTAGATTTATTCCCTAGTATTATAGATAAAATAGCAAATTCACAAGAACAATTAAATACTATAATAAAATTAAATCCTACTGCTGATAATACGCCTTTACTTAAAAAGCATTATGAGATTAATAAGAAAATTCAAGAAACAGTAGATGATTATTATAAAGATTCATTTGACGAGCAAAACACTAATATTTCATTACATAAAGCACAATTAGGCGGTGCATTAATTGGTGCAGGAGTAATGAAAACTATTGTTAAAAAGGTTAAATCAAGTATAGGAACAGGTGGTTCAAGTGGTTTAGGAATAGGCGATTTCTTAAAAGGTGGTGCAGTTGCATTAATAGGTTCTAAACTATTAAAATCAGTATTTAAACCTTTAAAATTTTTCTTTAATCCTAAATTGCCTAAATTTATAACATCTCTAGGAACTTTGCCAACAAAAATAGCAGATTTATCAAAATCTCTATATAAGTATATAGATAAATTTAACATCAACGGAATTAAAAATTCATTTCAAAGTTTTAAACAATTTGCTGAATCTAAGTTTAAATCATTAGGAACACTTATTGATAATACAAAGGCAACATTATCTAAAACAATTGATGATATTAAAGCAAAATTTAATAAACCTAGCACTCCTGCACCAAAAGTTGAAACACCTAAACCTAAAGTAGAGCCAACAAAAAGTGTTAAGCCTATTGAAAATATTAATAAACCTAAATCAGTGCCAACAGCACCTGTTAAAGAAAAAGGATTTTTTAGTAAATTAGCAGATACAGCAGTTAAATACACTAAAAAGGGTTATGATTATGTTGCAAGTGGTAAATTAACTGATGATATTGTTAAAGGTTATAATTATTCAAAAGATTTTATTGTTAAGACAGCAGATGATGTGGCAAATTTTGCTAGTAAGCAATATAACAATGCTAAAGCAGGATTAAATTTATTAAAAGATAAAGCAACTTCTTTTATGTCTGAAAAAGTATTAAAATATATTACAAATATAATACCACCTAAAACACTTAAAATTATAAAAGCAGTCAGTAAGAAAATTCCAGGTGTTAGCCTTATTGCAGGTTTAGCATTTGGAGCAGATAGATTATTAGCAGGCGATTTTACAGGTGCAGTTGTTGAAGTTTTAAGTGGTATAGCAGGCAGTTTTCCTGGATTAGGAACTTTAGCAAGTATAGGATTAGATAGTGCTTTATTAGCAAAAGACGCAGGAATGTTGCCTGATGAATTTAATGAAGCATATAAAGATTTTAATAAATCTATTGAAGGTTCTATATCATCAATTAAACAAGATAAAACAAGTTTAGATTCTATTAAAACACCATATTCTGATGAAATTAATGAAGAAATAGAAAAAATAGAAAAATTAGATAAACAAGATTTAATAAATGATATGAATAAAACTATACAACAAAATCAAGCAAATATAAATTCTGATAATATAGAAAAACAAGAACGAAATTTACCAAATATTGACAAACCTATACAGACTATAACTATTGTCAATTATGGTGGTTCTGATACAAATGTTAATGTAAATAGTAGTAATAAACCGTCAATGAATTTATCAGATTCATTTTCATATTAATAATTTAAGGATATAAAAGAAAATGCCTATATCAGTTACAAATCAAGCAACTAAGAATTCAGTAAATGCTTCAAATTCTGCACCAACATATATGTATTTTCCTGTAACTATGGCAAATGAAGAATTTGCATTAAGAAAAGTAACTTTAAAAATATTTGAATCTCAAACATTATTATCAGTATTTGACAATTCAGGCGAAAAAATAGAACAATTTACTAAAGAAATTCAAGAGAAAAATGATAAGATTTCTCAACAAGATGGTGCAGTAAATAAATCATCAGAAGCAATTAATCAATATGGCAATTTAGTAAGAGAAATGAAAAGATTAAATGCTAAATTTGAATTTAGTATTGTATTACCTATTCCTAATGAATTATCAGATGTATATTCACACGATTATGGCGTAGAAAATGGATTAATTGGTTCTATCGGTTCAGATTCTATGGACTCTGATAAAATTGATGACAAAGGTAAAGGTATAGGAGCAAAATTAAAAAAAGCAGGTGGTGCTATTTCAGGTGCAACAAAAGCAATGCTTGGCGATTTTAATGCAAAATTAGCAGGTTCTTTAGGAAAACAAAGAAATTTATTAAATCCTGATTTCTTCCAAAATTACAGGGGTTCAGCACCTAGAACATTTACATTTACATTTAATCTAATTCCTAATTCTAAAAAAGAAGCGGATGATATGGTTAATATTATATTAACTCTTAAAAAATATTCATCGCCTAAAGTTACAGCAAGTTTCTTAATGACTCAACCTAGATTTTTCTGTATAGAATTTGGAAATCCACAATTAAATAAGATGATTAATGCTTTACCTTGTGTTTTACAAGAAGTTAATACTAATTATTCAGCAGGTGGATATGTTGATACAACTTTAGACGGAATGCCTAAATATGTATCACTTCAATTAACTTTTGCTGAATATAGGGCTATTGATTTTGATGATTGGGATAATGTAGATTATGGTTCATATACTAAAATTCCTGACAAATAGGATTATTAAATGATATATAAAAATGATAGAGAACAACTAAAAAATGCAGTATCAGATTTTGATTATTTTGAAAATTTAGATGATTCTAAATATGAAGATTATAATTCGCCTGTATATAAGAATTATAAAGATATTAAAGATTATCAAGTTCGTGATTATACTTCACTAGATTTAAGATTTATTATAGAAAATAAAGAATTATCTGAATTTCTTAATGATAGGGATAATGTATTTTTTGTTAATATAGATAATAATTCATTACTAGAAGAAATATCATATAGATATTATAATAATGAAAACTATTGGGATATTATATTATTAATTAATCATTTAGACCCATTATTTTCACTTCCTTTTGATTTTGATTTAATATATAATCTTGCAGAATCTATCACTGATAATTATTTTAGCAGGGATAAATATGACCCTTATTCAGGTAAATATACAGATGAAACAAAACTTAGATTATTTAATATATTAAAAGAAAAATTAAATAAACAAAATGAAATTAATAGAACTATTAAATTATTAAGACAAGAGAGAATTCAAGATTTCTTAAAAATATTTAATAGTTCAGCAAGAATTAATAACGGATTTCAAAATTAAAAAACTTTAATAAAGTAATGAAGTAATAAGATTTAAAAATTTATAAGGTTAAAAATAATGGGATTTGAAGCATTATCAGTCAATTCACAAATATCAGCAGTAAAAGGAATTTTAACAGATAAAAAATCTAATAAATCAATAAATTTAAATCAATTATTGCTTAAAAATATTGAAATTTCTTATTCAGGCGTAGATATTGAAGGATATATTATAATTGATGATATAGCCGATATTAACAATGCTTTAGAATTAGGTTCAGACGTTGAAATTCAACTATATTTTAAAGATTTATTTCAAAAAGAGTATTACAGAACATTTATTATTACAGGTAAAAATACTATAAAACAAGGCAATAAAACATTACTTCAATACTCAATTAGAGATATAATATCATATAAATTAGATAATATATTTAAGGCTAAATCTTACAATTCAGTTAAGATTTCTGATATATTTCGTGAGTTTTTACAAGAAGTTAATGAATATATAACAAAAGATAAACTAAAAATAAATATAGAACAATCGAAAGAGCGTGCATTATATTCAGTAAATCCTAGTGTATCTTTTCTTGATTTTATCACTAATGATTTAGAGCGTGAAGGATTTATTGTATATCAAACAAGAGATTCAATAAATGTTAAATCCGCACGAAATTTAAAAGTTTCTAATCTATCTAAACAAAAATATAGATACATTGACAAAACTAATAATACATTTTATCAATATAAGATATTTGAATATAAGCAATTAAATTCATCAAATAGATTTCAACCTAAGACTATTTGTTTAGTTTATAATCCTGCTACAAAAACTATGGATAAATTTCAACAAAATTTAAGTGATATTAGTTCAGATATTCAAATATCTAAATCTACACCTAAAGCACAAGAAACATCAGGCGTAAGATACACAACTAAAGAATACCTTGATGATAATTCACTATATGCTGATACCTTCAAAAACTTTGTAAGAGAATCAGGACTTGAAATAATAGTATCAGGTGACTTTACACAATCTAATCAATATAATATTATTGAACTTAAGATTTCAGGAAATATCAACGTTAAAGAATCACAAGACAAAGGCGACACATCTTTGTCAGGGAATTATATAATTCTTAAAGTAGTTGATAAAATTGTATCAGGCACTACATTTATTCAAAAACTAATACTAGGTAGATTATAAATCTGAATTTTATTATATACTTAATCTATTCTTAATTTAAGTTTTCTTTAAGTAGTTAATAAAAATAGGATATAAATTTAAAAATTTAAATTTTTTGATATATTTCTATAATATAAGTTCATTAAATTTTAAATTCTTTTATATCTTTGCCTACGGCAAAATTTTAAATTCATATCTGAATTTTATTAACTACTTTATCTATTCTTAATCTCTATAATTAATTATTTTATTTAAGTTTATTTTAAGTAGTTAATAAATTTAGGATTACAATTTATAAATTTAAATTTTTAATCAAATTCTCTATAATAGAATATCAATAAATTTAATTTTCTTACTTCTTTTATAATCATTGCCTACGGCAAAAATGAATTCATATCCTAAATTTATTAACTACTTAATTCTTATTTAATATGTAACTATTATATTACTAATTTAAGTTTCGTTTAAGTAGTTAATAAAAATAGGATAGATTTTTATTTTTTTAATAAATTTCTATTATATAGAACTCAATAAATTTAAATTTTTTTACTTTTTAATATAATCGCCGTAGGCGAAAATCTAAAAAACAAATTTATATCCTAAATTTATTAACTACTTAAAATAATCTTAAAAATTAAAATTAAATCAGCAATTTAAGAATAGATTAAGTAGTTAATAAAATCCAGATACAAAATCATTAATAAATAAATTTAATAATCTAAGGAGCAATAAAATGAGAAAAAAACTATCTGACTATTTAAATCAATTACAAGACAAAAATATATATCTTTTACACGCTGATATGTTTCCATTTAAAACATTTAATTCTTATAATCTAGGCATACAAGAGCAAAATTTAGTTAATATTGCTTGCGGTCTTGCCTATGCAGGCAAAAAAGTAATAGTATATGGTGTTTGTGGATTTATTTTGTATAAGGCATTCGAGCAGATTAAATTTAACACGCAATGGTGTAAAGATAAATCTTGTATTATATTTTGTAATGCAGGACATACAGGTTGCTATGATTTTATTAATATAGGACACACAATTAAAGATGATTTAGAAATAGCAAAACTCTTAAATTTAAAAGTATATACGCCTACACATCAAAATTTTATACAAATTATAGAATCCTTACTAAATAAAAAAGGTTCTTATCTAGTAAGGCTTGGTAATGATTTAAACTAGATTAAGTAATCAGGAAAATTATCAATTAATAATTTATTAATAATATTAATTTTATCTATATATTTCCGTGCTGAATTTACTGTATTATTATAATATTTTATATTTTTATCTAATTCTTGATTAAATTTAGAAAATAGAATTTCTTTTGGTATATCTTTGGTAGCACAATGAAAATTATAATTTCTTCTATTTGAAAAATTAAAATAAATTTTCTTTAATTTTAGTGATATTCTTGCACGACATACTAAATTTTTATAATCTAAATCAAATGCTATATCTTGCCACGATTTTGTTAATGTAAAATCTTGATTAAATTTTGATTCAGATTGTTCTATTTCTTCAGTAAATTTATCATTACTAAATAAATTTTTAATTTCAATATAATTATCTAATATTGATTTATAATTTATATATTGAGCGTTTTCTGATTTATATTTTATATTTAATTCTTTATAAATATAATGTATTAAATGTTGTATCTCTAAAAATGTCATTCCATAAAAACTATCAGTATTATCATTTAATACAAATTTATTAGATTTAAAATCAAATACATACGTTACTTCAACAGATTCATATAAATCAGTAATATATATGCAAATATCTATGTTTTCATTATATGAAATATAACATAATACGTTATATTCATCAGGAAAATCTTTAAAAATTTTAGGCAACTCTGAAATTTCATAATATTTTTTCACACTATACTTTGTATTCATATCAAAAACTCCGAAAAATTAGTTTGTATTGCATTACGTGAATTATTAATTTTATCTTGGAACAAATTACATAAATCTATTTTATTTTGATAATAATTTGTCAATGAAATATATTTTTTATTAAATAAGTCTTTTACATAATCAACTGACACTGAACTTACTGAACTTGCTTCTAAATCTTTCATTGCAACTTTTTTATTATCCTTTATAATTTCTAATTCGCAAATATCATCTAATACATAAAGATTAATAATTACATTATTTAAATTCAAGAAATTATCATTATAAAATAAATTAATTTTTTTATATCCATAATCTGTTATTCTGCCTAAACTTTTAATTGAATTGACTAAGCGTTTTTGTGCGTCAAGTTCATCTATTTGAATCTTAGTTTCTTCTATAATATTTAATCTGTGATTTTCACAATATCCTAAATATTCTTGAAATCTTTGAAAAAACTTTTTTATTTGTTTTGTATCATCTTCAACTGAATCAATTACTTTACTTGCTTTGTATTTAGAATTTAAAAATTCATCTAATTTGTGACTATTTTTATGTAATTCATCGTGCTTAGAATTTATTATAAAAACATTATTTTCAAAATCAAAATCATATTCAAAATCTGATGTTAGAATTGTAAATTCAAGTTTTAACTTATTATAATCAGGTTCTCTAAATCTATAATAAAGTCTTTCTTTTGTATTGTTAAATTTGTATAACAATTGCATTAAGTCATTTAAAGATAAAACATTTAGTGTTCTTTTCATTGCTATAATCCTTTATATAAAAAATTCAGAATATATGCTTCTTAAAGCGTCTAAGATTGAATTATACTCTATATTTAATTTTGTATTACTCTTAATTAAATTGTTCTTTTCTAAGAACAATCTGTCAATATGCTTAATATATTCTTCATCAAATTGACTAAGATTAAAGGCATAATCATCAGAATATTGATAAGTATTGTTTATTGTGTCAAAGAAAACTGCAATTCTTGTAGAATTTATTTTAAAAAAATCACGTTTTATTGAAGTATCAGGCAATTCTACTGAATATTTTTTTGATAAATTTGCATTGTAATTGCCATTAAGAACTATATTTTTATATTGTTTAAATGTTTCTATTTCTTTATTAGAATTAGATATATCTGATTTAGTTACTAAAATATTGTTATCAATTAATTGTGAGAAATCATCTAATAAAGTCTTTAAATTTTTATATTCAATTAGGTGTGGATATCCATCTATACTATTTGGATTATAAATTTTAAATTCTTTTTCTTGTGGATTTAATAATAAATGATTTGTTTCTTTTGTGTTGCCTTGCGTATTTTGAATATGTAAATATATGTTACCTTTCCAATCATAGCCAAGCAAGATACTTGTATTATCAGGTTTATCTTTAAATAGTTTGCTTAAATTATCTAAGGTGTAAATATTGTTTTCCATTTGGTATTCCTTTATACTTTATAATCCTTATACTATGTATTCTGAATAGTATTCTAACAACTTTTCACTTAAAATTATATTATTGTTTATATCATCTTGATTTGCTTTTATAATATTTTCAAGAGTTTGTATATATTTGTCATCGTCAGAATTTTCTTTAATTTTGTTTATGTGTTTTATAATATCTGATTTTCTTATATTGTTTGCTACAAATAATGATTTATACAATTCATTAATTAAAGTATTTAGATTATTACATACTACATCGCCGTCTTGTGCTGAATTATAATTACTATAATCTAATTCAAATGATTCTTTTGTAACATCATAATTATAAGCAAGAAATCTAAAATCTTTTCTTATTTTTATTTTTAAAACTTCAGAATTTAAAAATAATCTCGGTTGAGTATAGATAATTTCAATATCTTTATTTTTATTAAATAAGATACTTAAATCATTTAGATTTATTTTGTTGGGTGCTGTTCTTATTGAAGATATTGTATTCATATGTAATCCTTTAATCAATAAGGGAATTATAAATTAAATTCCCTTAAATTAAACTAAAGCATAGTTTTAAGAGATTCTAAATCATTATCTGATACTTCTCTATTTAAAATATCTGTTCTATAATTTAGAATTTCTGTTTCTTGTGGCAAGACTTCATTTTTATCTGAATTTATATAAGCGTCCGCCCATTTTACAGGATTTGTATCATATCCTTTAAATAATATATTCTCGCCTATTGCTTTTAAACGTCTATTAATAGTATATTTAATATAAGTCTTAGCAATATCTGCATTCATACCTAGAAATGAACCTTTAGAAAATAGTAAGTCTATCCATACTTCTTCATCTTTATATGCTTCCTCATACAATTTGTGAATTTCAGGTTTAAATTCATTATAAACTTCAACAAATCCTTCATCTTCTTTAGTTTTAAGAATATTAAGCAAAGTTTGAGTAATTGCTAGGTGCATATTTTCATCTCTACAAATTAGTTGTAAGATATTGCCTGTGCGTTCCATTAATCCTTGTGAATAGTGAAGACTCCATATTGTAACAAATCCTGAATAAAATCTTACACCTTCAAGGATATTGATAGTAACTAAAAGTCTTAAAATCGCTAGTTTAAGTTCTTTAATTTTATCAAATTTAAGACCTTTTATTTGGCAATAATTATATTCTGTTACCAATTCAAAACAGATATTATAAGGTTCTGATATAGATTTAGCAATATACATTAGTTCAGGAATTTTAAAAGATTCATCAAAAATCTCACCTGGATTTGGATAAACACCCCTTAAAACTTCTGTATATGATTTAGAGTGTTTAGCACCTTCAAAATATTGCCAAGTTAGCATACAATTTTCTAATTCAGGAATAGTTGTAATTAGTCCTAGACTTGATAAAATTCCACGTCCTTGCAAAGAATCTAAGAAAATTAATTTTTGTAGAACTCTTGTATAAGCGTGCTTCATAGGTTCAAGCATTTTAGTTTCATAATCTATTTTATCAGGGGTTAGTTTTATTTCATCGTGTCGCCAATCTAAACCTTGCATTTTATCGTTAAGATTATCAAAAATAGGATATTTCATTATATCAAATTTCTGTGTGTTTCTACCTGTTCCTAAAAACATCGGTTCTTTTGTAAAGTCTATAAATTTAGGATTATAAAGACTTGCCTTAGAATCATATGTTTTTACATTATCAGGATTTAATGTAATCATTGTTACTCCTTTGTAAAAATTTAAGCAATTATATGTTATACTGGCTTAATAATCCCTTAATAAAGATTAAGGATAATTTAAAACTTAATAATATATAATTCATCAAAAATTAGTATTAAAAGGACTACAATGTCGGATTTAGTTAAATTTAATCCTGAAGATTTAAAATCTTTATCAACAGAAAAATTAAATACACTATTGCAAGAACAAATAAAAATAGCAAAATCAAAGAAAACACTACAATCAGCAGTTAAAACTATTCTTGCTTCATTATATGGTGCATTAGGTAACAATCACTTCAGATTATTTAATGTTGAAATAGCAAGAGCAGTTACATCACAAGTAAGATTTTATCTTAAATTATTATCTAAGAGAATGAACGATTTTCTTAACTTATATTGTGAAACTAAAGACGTTGATTATACAATAGGGGCAGATACAGATTCAAACTATTATGAATTAGAAAATGTAACGAAAAAGTTATTCACTCCGACTGATACATTAACACAAAAAATAGACAAATTAGATGAATTTATTGAGAATAATATTCAAAAAGTAGTAGATGAAGTGAATCTTGAATTAGCAGATATTTTAAACGCCAAAGACGCTTCAATGATTAAAGCAGAGCGTGAAGCAATATCAGATGTTGCTATTTGGGTAGCAAAGAAAAGATATGTAATGCGTGTTTATGATATGGAAGGGGTAAGATATGCTGAAGACGAGCCATATTTTAAGAAAATGGGTTTAGAGATTGTTAAATCATCTACACCTGAATATTCTAAAATTAAACTTACGCAAGGAATGAAATTACTATTTGACAAATCTAATGAAGACCTAAGAATATGGCTAAAATCAGTTAAAGATGAATTTATACATCAAGATTTAGATAAAATAGCAAAAGTTTCATCTGTATCAAATCTTAATTATAATTTAGATAAAGTAGAATATGATGATAAAGGACGTAAAATTGCTATACCTATTAATTCACGTGCAGTTTTAGTTTCTAATAGATATATATTAGAGAATAACTTAAATTTTAACTTAATTCAAGAAAATGATAAAGTTAAATTATTATATCTAGTTGAGCCAAATCCTTTAAATTCCAATATATTTGCATTTACTGATGTTAAATTTGCTAATTTATTTAAAAAGTATATAGATTATGACACTATTTGGGATAAGTATTTTCTACAATTATTAAAGATTATGACAGACCCTATTAATTATAATATAGACACACAAAGCGAGATTTTAGATGAATGGTAACATTATTAGTAGTAGTTTTACAATAGATAAAGCAGTTCATTGTGGTGTTTCTTGTATAAATGGCACAACAGCAGATTCTTTTGAGTATTTTTATAAACTTTGGGAATTAGATAAATCAGTTAAATTAATTTTTACAAACAGATTGCCTGATTATAATTTTTATACTTCTAAATATAATATAGACACAAATTGTTTTAAGAATTTTATAGAATTAGATTATAAAGACTTGCATAAGTATAAATTTAATAAACTTTTAACGTTCGCACATCATTTAAATAAGATTTTGCACCAACTTAAAGAACCTTTGAAAATTGATAATCTTTATCATATTAAAAACGAGTTTAATAATATTCACAAAATCACAGGGGAATATCACGGATTTGGCGAGTTTAAGGAAGTTACAGGATTAAATAATTATATCTATAAATTGAATTTTGATATTCATAAGACCTTTAATAACAAAAAAGATTATATACTTTATAAATGTAATTCTGAAACTTTAGAATCTATTAAGATTAAGTCTAATTTAAAAAATCTAATTAAATACTCTAATAATGAATTTATTAATATATTTGAATTAATATATAAATTAGTATATGTTAAGACAAATGGATGTTTTGATAGACACCCACGAATATTTGATGAATGTAAATTTCACAATATAGATATAGAATTTCATAATCTAGGCACTATCTTAGACGGCTCTGTATTAAGATATAATTTCTTATCACATAATGGAATACAGCCAAGATACTTAACAGAACAAGATGAAATAATACAACTAATGTTAAACTAAAGGATTAAAAATGGATTATCTACAAGACCAACTTATTACATATATAGGCAACAAGATAAAATTATTAGATTTTATCGGTATAGCGATAAATCAAATAAAATCTGACTTAAACAAAAAGAGTAAAGATAAATTATCAACTGCTGATTTATTTTCAGGTTCAGGTGTTGTTTCAAGATTTCTTAAACAATTTTCATATCAAATACAAACTAATGATTTAGAAAATTACGCCTATACTATTAACAAATGTTATCTGAATATTAATAAAGAAATATATAATGAATTAGTAAATTTAGATTTAGAACATTTATTTAATGAATTTAAATCTGATAACTCTAAATCATTTATATTAGATTTATATGCTCCTAAAGATGAAAATAATATTACTGAATCTGATAGAGTATTTTATACACGTAAAAATGCTGAATTTATCGACAAATACAGACAATTTATTGATACTTTGCCTAATTATAAAGATTATTTACTTGCACCATTACTTTATCAAGCAAGCGTAAAAGTTAATACATCAGGGGTATTTAAAGGATTTCATAAAAATGGGAAAATAGGTCAATATGGTGGCAAAGCACAAAATTGTTTATCAAGAATTAAATCAGATATAGAAATATTATTGCCTGTATATTCAAATTTCAAAACTGAAAATATAATTTATAAAGATTATGCAGAAAACGTAGCAGGATATATGGAAAATTGCGATATTACTTATATAGACCCACCATATAATCAACATACTTACGGCTCTAATTACTTTATGTTAAATTTGATAAACGATTATATAAGACCTACTGAAATATCTAAAATTTCAGGAATTCCTAGTGATTTTAATAGAAGTATATTTAATTCAAAATCTAAGGCAGAATCTGAATTAGTTGATTTAATCTCTAAAATAAAATCAAAATATATTATAATGAGTTATAACAACGAAGGATTTATAAATTATAACACATTTACCAAATCTCTATCAAAAATAGGCAAATTAGATGTATTAGAGCAAGATTATAATACATATAGGGGTTCAAGAAATCTTAATCAAAGAGATATAAAAGTTAAAGAATTATTATTTATTTTAAGAAAATATTAAAGTTTTCTTAAGAATAAATTAAGTATTAATAATATACAATTCTATTAAATCAAATACAGAATACAGGAGTTACAAATGACTAAACACACCAATCACATTAAATCAAAATCAAGGCTAGAACTTGAAAATGAGTTGATAGATTTATCAAAACAAAATGGTAAAATAACTGAATTTGTTAAAATACAAAAAATAATTATAGGTGTTTTGGCAGGATTATTGGTATCAGGAATTTTATTAATTTCTGATTTAGTATATAAGAATATAAATTTAAATTCTAAAATTAAAGATACTGATATAGAATTAAAAAATAAAAAATCAGAATTATTAGATTTAAATAATACTCTTATTAATAACTATTCTATAATAGAAAATTTAAAAACAGATATTATATTAAAATTCACTAAAGAAACTATATTAACTGATTTAGCCAAATATGATTATATTTCAGAAAGAGAACAAAAAATTATATACAATTCTGTAATTAAATATTCTGATTTATATAAAATAAATCCATTAATTTTATATGGAATTCTATTTACTGAATCTACATTTAAAACAGATATTCAGCACGCTAAAGTTAATCTTATAATTGATAATAAGAAAATTCAAACTAGAGCGATAGGTTTAGGTGGTGTAGTTTGGGAATGGTGGTCTAATGATTTAAAAGAAAACAATATAGCACAAACAAAATCAGACCTTTTCGATATAGACACAAATATTAATGCCACTGCATATATCTATACAGAAATGTTTAAACGTGCTAAACTTAAATCAGCAAGAACACAAACTGAATCTGCACTAATGAGATATTTTGGTGGCGAATACAAATGGTATTCTGATAGAATTAACTCAAAAATAGTTCAAATAATTAATGATATGCTTCTAAATTAATATTATATTAAGTTTTAATATAGTAATATTTTATCAAATTCAACATAAAGGAAAACAAAATGTTTTTTAAATATAATAGTTATTTAATCTCAACAGAAAATGTATCTGTTGTAATTTTCGATAAAGAAAAACAAAGGCTAACAATTAATTTTAATTATCCTATTAATATTAAAATTAACAATTACAGGACAAAACAGGTTTCAGATTATCTTTATCTTATAGTTGATGAAAATCAAGAAAATGAAATATTTACTTATTTTAGCAACGATAAAGATTATATAAAATTCACAACAGGTTCTACCACAATTTTTGTAAAAATCAAATTTATATCTTACATTAAAACAATAGAAAATGAATTAAAAATTGTATATAATCTTACACACCCTATTAATATAGACGGCTCTGCAAAAGTTACAACAACTGCTGAATTTGTTTATAAATTCTTTGATAATTTAGAACATTTTAATGAAGAAGTATCTAGGATATCAAAAATAATTAATCTTAAAAATATAGAAGAGATTAATCAATAAAGGATTAATTATGCAAGAAACACAAGAGTTGCAAAAGATTAAGAATACAGAAACTTCAAATGTTGATGATTCTTGGGTAGATGAAATAGAGATTTTAGAAATCCCTAAACCTGAATATAACTATCCTGAAGATATGAAAAAACACGTAGAGCAAAATATACCTTTGCCATATACAATTGATGATGTTGATAAACGTGTTCCTTTTCTTATGGATTTACAAAAAGATGTATGCTTTGTAAATGAAAGAATCTTTGAAGAAAAAGAAGGTGCTTTTGAAGAATATGAAGCAAAGCGTGATATTTATGTAGAGAATTTTAAAGAATTGTATAGACAAGTAAGAGATGATTGGGTTAAATATGATAATCCTGACGATAACCCCTGGAAATCTGATTTAATTGATATATATCAAGATGATTGGCACTCTTACGAACATATTAAATCTAATTATACTCAACATTTTAAAATTGATTATACTAAAGATTTTAAACACGTTGATTTTCTTACTGAAGATTTTGAAAAAGACCCTATGAAATTTTTTCTTAATCTTGCTAGAGATAATAAAGAATTATATGATAAGAAAATGCGTGAATATCAGTATAGAAACCGTGCTAGATATTGGAAATTAAGTTATGAAGAGTTTTTGCAATTAGATAGATATGATACAAGAAGAAATAATTATCCTAAACCTGAAAATACCGATTGCGGATATGATAGGGATTATATGAATATTCCTAGACCACCTGAAGGAGTAACATATCCTGTCGGTAATAATTATATATATCTTTGGTGCAATTACAATTTACTAGACCTAGAACGTGAAATGGCTTTTCATAATCATATGCCAAAATTACCAAGTCTTAATATAGAAGATTGGAAATTCGATAAAATGGGAAGAGATGGTGTAGAAAATGACTTTTTCAATCGTAGAATTCCTGATTTTACACCACAAGGATTGATAGACGCAGTTTTATTTAAATATCCTTTTCAAGACGGAAATTGGAACGGATTAAGATATGAACCTAGTGGCAAAGAACTTGATTATTATGGATATTTTACACCTAGACAAGCAGACCTAGAGTTTAAAAAGAGAAGTGACCTAGTAATGGTATCGCATTATCAAGATGAAAAAGACCTAAGAGATTTATGCGAAAAGTATAAAATAGACGGAATAGCCCTAGATTGGAACAAAGACCTAATTAAAAGATTAGTTGCTAGTTTAGAAATGGGATTAATTAAAGAAATTAACGATGATACTATATTTGATGTGGAACATAAAATTATAGACCCATTCCCACCTGTATTAACAGAAGAAGACAAGTTAACAATACAACAAGAAAAATTAGAGCAAGAGCGAATAGCAGAAGAAATCACAAAAGACGCACTAGAACGTGCAAAAAAGCGTGATGAAGAAGCAAAATATAAAATCTTGCAAAATCAGTTATACTCTGAAAGAGTGCAATGGTGGCGTAAATGGAACGATTTACAAAAAATGGTAAATCCTAACGTTCAGAATTATATTAATACAGAAGGCGATGATTGGGCTGACGGAACACACGAAGCAGGTATTGAAAATTATAAGAATTTAATATATACTTATAAAGATAGAATAATTGAGAGATATTTAAGACTTAATAACTTACTTGATAAATCAGAACAAGAAAAACAAGAAATTATTAATTCTAAATTTCAATTATCTAACGAACAACAAGAAAAATTTGACTTGTATTGTAAAAATAGAGATTACCTAGAAAAAGGAGCAGATGTGAGAGATTTTGAATTAGATGAAGATTACAGTGAAAGTGGTGCAGGCGAAGTTCATCAATTAACTTTAGAAGAATTTAACGCATTAGTAAAAATAGAGCAACAGAAAAAAGAGCGTGAAAACGCACAACTACAATTAAATAAAGGAGTCCAAATGGAAAACACACAAAATCCACAAACTAATAATACACACGATTTAAGTGATGAAACACTAGATTCACTACTTAAAGCACTTGAAGGACTTGATACACCTAGTTCATCAGTTGTTACAGAAAGTAACATTATTGACGTTGATACAATTGATGAACCACCAACAGTTCCTGTGAAACATAATCAAGAACCTGTAAATGTTACAAAAAGTAACACTATATCAGAACAGCCAAAATATGTCAATCAACACGAGCCATTACAGGCAATAGTTGATACACCTGATAATTCAATTAAAGAAACTTTATTAAATGAGAATGTGGAGCAACCTTATAAACCTAAATATACACAACAAGAATTAGATAAAGTTGAAATTCCTGATGTTCCGCAAGAGTGTGATAAACCTTTGCCAAAAAATAAATCAGATTATACATTTTATGACTTTGATATTATTGAAAAAACAGAACGTGAATTTGCTGAAAAATGGCTAGACCTTGAAGATGAAATGAAATCTGTTAAAGAGCGTATGAAACTTCTTAAAAAAGAATATGAAGATAAGTCAATAAATCCACAATCTGTTATTAAAGCACTTAAAGCAGTTGAAAAACGCTATAAAAAGACTTCTGATGAAATTGAAGAAGAAGCAAGAGTATATAGCCACTTGTCAAAAGATAAGTCAATATTATTAAGAATTTCAGGTAAGATTTCTGACCGCAAGAAAAATCAATTAGCGTGCGATGATAAGAGTGTTGAAGGTATAATGGCTAATAATGAGTGTAAAAATGTAGGACGACAGAAAGAATTATGGAATTTTATAAATGATGATAGACACAATTTTATAATGGATTCGTGATATGAAATATAGTCCATATAGTTTTTCTAAAATTTCTTGTTACCAAGATTGTAATAGAAAATTTAAATACAAATATATTGATAAGATTAAAGTTCCTATTAATAATGAAGCATTAGTTAAAGGTTCTAAAATTCATAAAATTTTAGAACTTGAAGACTTTACTAATTATAATAATGACTTAGAATATAAAGAAATTATTGATAAATTTGTAAATTCTGATATAGGTAAGGATATTTTTTCTAAAAAATCTATTAAAGAATATCAGATTAAATTAGATTCTAGGATTAATCCTTGTAAAACAGACCATATATTTGTTGGATATGTTGATAGAATTAATCAATCTGATATATTAGAATTAATAGATTATAAAACAGGTAAATATAAAGAATTGCAGTATCAATCTTTTACTCAATTGATATTTTATGCTATATATTTCTTTAGAAAATATAGTAATATTGATAAAATTAAGATTAGATATGTATATGTAGAACATTGCCTAGAAAATACTTTAGAATTAGAAAGACAATATTTAGATGTATATTTAGATACATTTAAGAAATCTATTATAGAAATTGAAACATCTGAATATTACCTAAAGAATACTAAATTTTGTAATTGGTGCGAATATAAAGATTTATGTGATAAAGATTTAACATAAGTTAATAAACTAGATAAATAGTTTTAATTAAATTAAAACTGATTATAAAGGTTATTTCTAATGAATAAATCACTAAATGAAATTTTGATTAATAATATCAAGAAAGATGGTAAAATTGTTCCATTATCTGAAAATATAGATATGGAAAACACTGAAAAAATACTTATGGATATGATAGAGCAAAAGAAAAAGACTTCACTTGCTTATGAAATATCAGAAGTTCAACCTATGATAGCACCTGTTGGCGTTGTATTCGTATCTAATTATGATTACGCACAAGAAAAGATGACTATCGGCAAAATAAAAGTAGAAGCACAAACTTCTAAAATTAAGACAGATATTACACAAGAAGCACTAGATGATTTGGCTCAATTTGGTAAGGATTTTGAACTAATAGAGAAATTTGTTCGTAGAGCAAGTGATAATGATGAAAATATGAAATTCGTTCAGTTTCTTAACACAAAATCAACTGCTATGCCTGATTTAAATATGACTGCATATGATTCAACTAATTCTGAAAATTCTTTGTTTATTCTATTAAAGAGAATTACAGAAATAGTATCAGAAATCAATAAATCAAACTATATGACTTTTAGTTCATATTGTGTAGTTCCTGCCAAATTTGCAAGCATTCCACTAGGTCAAGGATTTAATAACGTATCTGAAGAAAATGAGTTATTTTTAGGTGCTTATAAGAAAGTAAGATTTTATCTAAATCCTGATGTTAATGACGAACAAATATACGTAGGATTGTGTTCTAAAATAGAATCAGGTGTATCATCAATTATATTTAGTCCTTATCAATATCTTATTTCAAAAGCACAAGACCCTGAAACAGGTATAGAGAAGTATTTTGTATTTAATAGGTATCAAATTACAGAAAACCCATTAAATCAAACTAAGATGTATAAATTTAAGATTAAAATCAACTAATTTTAGTTAATATAGGGGATATGATTAATCCCCTTAATAGGAGTGTAAATGATTAAAGTAAAAGATATTATGGATTTTAGATTTGAAAATTTATATCTTGAAGATATAGATGAAATACAAGATAAAGAGCGAGATTATAGAGAATATATAAATGAAGCAACTGCCAATCCTATCAAAGATTTGAACTCTGTTGAATTAAAGAAAAATCTTAAAAATCTAGGCATAAAAATTAAAGATTTTGTAGAAACAAACGCAATATTTAGTATTACTTTATATAAAATAGATGATGAAATATATACAAATTTAAACACTCTGCTTAAAGATTATGACTTCAAAATAGAAGTTAGTAAAAAATCAATTATTATTTTTAAACCTTAAAAATTTTTTATTCCTATTTTTATAGATAGGAATTCTCTTTTTATTAGTATATTACATTTTAGTTACAATATCAGTTATAATTAAGTAGTTAATAAAATTTGCATACGAATTTAAATTTATTGAATTTATTTGATATTCTATTATATAGAATTTATATAAAATTTAAATTTCTAATTTGGTATCTGAATTTTATTAACTACTTAATCTATTCTTAATCTCTATAATTAATTATTATTTCT